CCCTGAAGATACCCATAAGTTTTTGTAAAAAAAGGACCCATTTTTTTGAAACGTCTACTAAATCGTGCCGTCTTGCCGCAATAGCACGCAGACTGTGACGTATTGCCCCACGTTGTCACGGATTGTCGCTCACTGTCGCATGATATAACATAGCTACCGAGTCGATAATTTAATATTAGCTACCTCAAAAAGTAGCTTATTGATTCAATACACCACGACATACCACGACGTGCCACGCAATACAACACAGGAAGAATCGACGTATTTTCCCTAACGTCGCAAATCGCCTCAGACGGTCACAATTTGCTACCATGTACTACATAGCACGTTTTAGTTTGGGATGTCTGAAGGCCATACAAGGGGCAATTATTTTGATGATTTAAGGCTAGATTCTCCAAGGAAAATAAAAAAAGACATTAAAAAAGACCCTAACTTGTAGGGTCTTATTTTTTTTATATTGTCCTAACTGTGCATGTGACCATCACGCTCTATGCCTATTGAATAGCAAGCACTATAAGCACCTCCCACTACCTCACACGCCGCGCCTTCAACATCTACCATTAAACAACCGTTTCCACCTAGTAGAGGATAAGGCTTTGAAACTATTTTCCACCTTTGCTTAAGCTTGTCTAGTGCTTGTTTTTGTTGTGTTGTGTAGTCCATGATAAAAAATAAGGGATAGGAAAAAAGACCCTAGCTTGTAGGGTCTATTAGTTTACTTTTGGCAATACTGGATAGGAACTAATCCAGCATTGCAACGCTCTAAAAGTGATTTACTTAAGCCTTGATTCATGGCGTTAAAGAAAGCAAAGCAAAAAAGAGAATAAATAAGAAAGTATTTCATGCTGCGCATAACTCCAAAACTGATTCACGCGCCTTATTAATCCTGTTCTTAGTCACTCCATGATATTTTGAATTAAATTTGATCTCTTGCTTATTCTTTTTTGCTGTCCCACTGAAGTGGGTTTCATATTCAGTTAAAGCATTGTAAAACCTCCACATTGTCGCGCCTTTGCAAAGCTCAACGCCTGTCCCTGTATTTACTAGCCTTTGAATCGGTGAATATTCCTTTAGGTCTTGATATGTGCGCGTTTTATCGTTGATTTTATCCCCGTAAACCTTAAGCAATATTTTTTCAGCATCACCTTGTTTAAATGCTGTATTAGCCATTAACTTGTAGTCCTGTATTGACTGTTCAAAACGCTGGTTTTCTATATCAATCCTTTTAACCAAACTATGTGCAAAGTTACGCACATTACGTGTATGGCGCATTTTCAAGCCTTGGCCTTGACTAATTGCAGCGCTTGCAGTTGATCCCGTAAAAATTCCAAGTTCGTTCATACAAATCATGCGACGATCTGAAAAAAAGCAACCGAGCGCCGTAGATCCACAATGGGAGTTGTATAAATGAAGTTGACGGCGTATTGTATCGCCTGTTGTTACTTCATTCTCGTCAACTGTCGCGGTTACATATAAGCGCGCGCCATTGTTCATAGTTAGCACGTTTGAAATAGTCATTTTATCTGAAAGACTTTCAAGGATATATTCAATATCCTGTATTTTTACGTCTTGGTAGCCTGTCCCATGTAGACCTAAAAGGTCACCTGTATCAGTGCGGATAATACCTTTATGTGACGCGGTACGCTGTAACCCGTTAATCTTAGTATCAAAATGAATATCAGTTTTTGCAGTATCGAACCACGCGCCCGCGCTTGTCAAAATATCCTTAACATTTTTTTGGTCTGGTTTAATGTCAGTACCTAGTACTGATTCAACCGATTTTCTAGCGCGTAGGGTGTCCGATTCGTAAGCACTGGTAAAAGGTGCTTTGATGCCTTGCCTTGTATATTGACCGTCAAGGCGTGCGGTTTCATAGAAAGCAGTCATTTTAAAAAATAAGAGATAAAGAACAAAAATGAAAAATGAATTTCATATATTTAATATATATGAATATAGTACTGTATAAGTACTATGTAACAATACTTTACATAAACACGCTAGTGTCTATTTCTTGCGTGTCATCGTCGTAACTAGATTGATCTTTATATTCTTCTTTATATTCTTCTTTTGTCATGTCTACCTTATAATCTTCATTGTAAAAACTATCGCTTGTTTTTGCATATCCTTCTTTTTTATCTTGAAATTCTTTTGGTAATACCTCATTAATTTTATCAATTATCATTTTGCAGATTTTGAAACCGTGAGAAGTTTTGAAGCCTTCAAACTCACAGGATTGATAAGTATATGATCCTATTATTTTCTCTAGTTCTTTATTGCTTATTTTTCCTAGTTTTGGGTCTTCATATTCCATTGTTTCGCTAGTCCAATAATCGATCAATTTACCGCGTGATAATTCGCGACAGTCTGAATACCTAGCGCGTAAACTGTCTAAGTTATCGCTTATCAATAATTCAAATAAAATGCTTTCAATATCTAGATTGAATTCTAAAAGGCGCGCAGCGTGGTCTTTATTTGAAACAACAGTTTCAAAGCTTTCTTTTTTTGAATCCGCGAATATTTGGCCCCATACATAGGCAATGGTTGAAAGATCTTTTTTTGAAGTTAAAAAAGCAGACATTGATAAAAAATAAAAACTACATATAGACAATATAAGAAAATGGTACTTAATCGATATTTCGTTACATTCAGTAATATTTAATATTCAAGGGCTAATACGTCAACTACTTTTAAAAACGTCAACGTCTACTCGTTAATTAATACGTCAACTACTACTCGACAACTAAAACGACAACGACTACTCGACGTTGCCATTCAATACGTCTACCTCTACTCGAAGTTGTTAATTTTGACTTTTTTTAAATCGCAAAAAAAATCAGGATAAAAAATCCTGAAAAATTATTTTTATGTGCGTACATTCGGGGAACCCCCTGTATGCGCGTATATGCCCGAAGTCGCGAGTCTCGCAGGTCTTGTATGCCTGAGCCAGCAGGTCTTGCAGGTCTTGCGAGTTTCCGTGATAGCAAGTCTCCGAGTTTCTAACCGTGTGAGCGAGTCTCTAACCGTATGAGCGAGTCTCTAGGTCTCATGGCCTCCTACCTCCAAACTGAGCCTTAGAGAACTCATCACGAATCTTTTCAATAAGAAATCGAGTTGCAAGCGTAGTAGGAGAAATAGGATCTTTTGTCACTAAATGAGAAAGATCCCAAGGCTTGCCACAAGTCGGACAATCTTTTGCTAATTCACCCTTTGCAAGTGCTTTAAGCATTTCCCATTCTTCATCAGGAAGCTTGTTGTTCATTTGGTGTTTCATTGTTTTGAATACTTTTGTAGTAAATAATCTGCATAAGTTTTTTTAAAAATCCTTAACCCTTGACCTTCCATCGAAATTTTTTTTACTAAGTAATAACCTCCTCTTAAAAGTCCAAATTCTTCAGTCGATAAGACATAAAAAGGATTTTTTTTATGTCCTAATAAAAAGCTATGAACTCTTTCACATAACTCTTTGTCTTTCTCAATCATTGTTCCTCCAATTCGTTGTATTCGTTGTTGAGAAAACCATCAACATTGGCTGCTTCAGTGGCTTGAGCTTGATCCCATAGGACATTAAATTCTTCAATCCATTTCCATTGCTCTGTAGTTAAACCACTTTGCTCACAAGTAGATACATGATCTAGACCATGCTTATCGCAATAATCAACATATACTTCTTGCAAGAAATCAAGAGTTTTACCACTTGTTCTTTTTACAAATTCAGTAGTCAGCAGCTTGAAAATGTCTTCATTGGCATCAATAACATTGTATTCAAGGCATCTAGGCTCCCTGAGTACCACTAATAAACGTGCTATCTGTCTGGTTGTTAAGTTCATAATCATTCCTCAAAGTCATTGAACATTTCTTCTAATTCAATAGGTTTTTCTGATTTAAAAATCACATCAACCCAGTTCCATGCGTCATGCTCTGAATACGTTTCCTCAAAGTCTTCACTTGTCCAATGTGGCTCTGCATTGCTTCCTATAAAATTCAATACAGCTTTGTTGTGCCACTTTTGAATTAACTCTTCTTTAGTTAATTCAATATCACTTGAAAAAACTCTTGAAGTTTTTATCTGTGAATCAGAATTAAAGCCTTCACGACCAATGACTAGATAATTCATGCTTCCTCCTTACAATGAGGACACTCAGGGCCACAAATCGGTCTTCCAGACAAGATCGAAACAAGAACCAATACAGCAACCATTGATGCTGGCTGATCATCATTAATAATTACTGAAGAACCTCCATCAGGAAATTCAAGCCCTGATTCAAAGCAACAAACGTAACTAGACTCTTCTCCTTTAAGTTGCATGATTCCAAAGCCAACGCCTTTACTTTTATCCTCAGTATGAGACATATAAACAGGGAAAAAATCCTCAATGTTTAATCCAGCAGTCTCCAAACCAACTGCAATGTGACGTTCAAAGCTAGAAACATTTAGTCCTAGCTTTTGAGGTCGTTCGGTGTCAGTCATACTGCCACCTCTTCCTGAGACTTTTTTGCGTCTTCTTCCTTTTGAGCTTTAAGTAACTCATCAAATTGAGCCTCATATTTATCATCTAATTCTCTATAAGTTTTATAGTCTCTATCTTTGGCAAACTCAGCAACCTTAAGTTCTTCCTCAAGCTTTGGTATCTCAGCTAAGTGCTTTCTTTTTGCTTCCCTTAAAACCGTTAAAGCTTCCGTAAAACTATGAGACAAATCCTCATCTATATCAATAATGCCCTGATATTTTCTTGCAAACTGATTAACGTCAGAATCACAACCAGCATTTCCATAAGCTAAATCGCTATCCAAATCATCTAAAATTCTGATAGCAGGATCAAAAGTATCTGTATTATCAATCTTGTGATTGATTGTTCTTTTTAGCTCCTGACACTTTTGAAGATTTGCTCTATGAGTTTCAAGAGCCTTGTTTAATTCGGGGAACCTATCATCAGCTTTCCATTGGTGGTAATACTGAGGAATACGTTCTGTTGTTGTTGTAGTTGATGCCATAAGGCTGGACCAATAAAAGATAAAGAATGAGTTGAACAGTTTAGTCACATGTTCAGGTGATGTTGTGGACTTACACATAGGAACCCAAACGCCCCACCTGATGCCACAGTTAACTAAGACCCTGAAAGTCTGAGTGAAGACTTACCAGATACTTGCTTGTTCAAACCAACTTTTGATCCAGCTTCACGACCTAAGCCACGACCTGAACCACCTCTACTAAAGCCTGAAGCTTTTCCTAATCTTGGGAAAGCTTCATCTCTTAAAGAAATAGCTTTTGACTGTTCTATTTCGTTTTTACCTCTTACAACCATTGCTGATTGATTAACTAATTCATTATTAATTTGAATTGTTCTACCTTCTTTTTCTTCTGCTTCTTTCATGTCATTCAATCTTGAAGCAACTTGATAAGCAAAACCTTTTCTAAATGAAGTGTTGAAGTCTCTTCTGAAATTAAAATTAGTTGAATACTTATTACGCTCATCTATCAAGGCTCTATCTAAAGCATCTAAAAGAAATTCTGTATAAAGATTTATTTGAAGTTGATTTCCTTTAGTTGCGAAAACCTGTAGATGATCTCTGCAATTAACAACACGACCATTAAAGTATCTTGCTACAGAATTTAAAATTATTGCTTCAGATGGAGTAACTCTGTTCCAATAAATTTTGCCGTCACGATTAACCCATTTCCACATTGTAGGTTCTTTTTTAGAATCATCTAAATCTGAAGAATTAATTTTGCGTTCTAATTCTTCTTTTGTTAATCCGTACTTTCTAAGCTGTTCTTGAAGCTTTTCTTCAGCAACTTTACGCTCATTAGCGTTAGAGCTTGAAGTCATGCCAAGGATCTTGGCTAAAAATGAATAAGAAGATGTCATAAAAGATAGGTCTGTTGAAGACATATTCAATATATCAGAAAAAGTACCGTAACGCTACTTTGTAATATTACTTAACTAATCAGGATCTTTCCAGTACTCTTTTATTGCAATTACTCCTCTTTGTGTTTTACTGTTCATTGGGTACAAGTTTCTAAAATTCTTATTATTTGGCTTAACTACAATTCCATCGGTAGGAATATAGTTTGAAAAGAATCGACTATCTAGCCATAAATTATGGCACTCTTTTACATAGTCTCTTTTATTCTTTTTATCTGCTATTGCAAAGCGTGGTATTTCAAAACCCCAACCACTTTCCAGAAACCTTAGCTGATCGAATTCAGTTGTATAACGATCAACTACTTGAAAAGCACAGAAATTAATTTCTGAATCAATCTTTTCAGGTGCTTTCTTTCTTATATGACCAGCAGCAAGTCTCTGTGATGTTGCGGGTGCTTCATTAGGCGCATAAAGTTCACCTCTTATATGAACAACACCTTTGGCATCAATAAACTGAGGAACATTTTCAATAAAACGCATGTGATATGTTTTATCCTTGCCAGTCCTGTTGAAAGCAGCTACGAAAATTCCATCAACATATCTAAGTAAAATTGCAATTCCATCAATCTTAGGCTGAACAAGCAAAACTTCTTCATCAGGAATATGCTCATACCAGTCATCAAATGAGTTATTGGCTATTCCTTTAAGCGCAAGTCCTTCATCAATTTTTGCTAAAACAGGGTGATCTGGTGCAAGAGATTTTAATTGTTTTTCTAATTGATTAAATTCTTGATCGCTAATTCTTGCGAGTCCTGCCCTGTATAGTTCGCTATGCAATAAGTAATTGCCTGCGAGTTTTTCAATGTCAATCTTTTTCATGTAGACAAGAGATAAATGATAGGGCTTAAAGCCAGTACCAATATAGTACCGTTTTTATCTCTTTGCAAGTGCATTTCTTATCTCTCTTCTCCAAATAACAGGCAACCTTAAAGCAGCTTGCTTTCTAATTGACTGATAGTAATCGTAGGTTCGGGGAACCGTTGGTTTTTTGGTGGTGTAATCAAAGATTTTATTTCCTGCATAAACTCCGTCTTTAACTCGATATATACCAGCACTTATTTTATTTGTTACATCTTTGGTAATACTTCTAAACTTTGCATTTTTTGGCGTTTTTGTTTTAGAAGTAACTCCTTGTTTATTAATTGCCTTAGCAAGTCCTACTTCTACTTTCCTATAAAAATATCCAGAGACATTGTTGTATTGGTTTTTTGGAACCAAAGGGCTAGTTGTAATTGGATAAGCGTAAGTTCCAGCACCGATATAATTTTGTGACTGCAAGTATTTTGTAAAACGAGTGATATAAGCTTTTCCTCCTCCTACCATTGGAGCATACAAATATTTGGAAGGTGGATTACCTTTTGAATCATCTGGATTAACACTAAAAACTAAAATATTTTCACTTGGTAAAGACCATCTAATGCTTCTTAAAGTATATGGAACTGTATCTTTGCCAGTCTTAAAATTCTTCTGCATTTCTTTTGGCAAGTATTTGCTTTTCATCTCTCTTCCTAAAGTTGATAAAGCTCTTCTTTGTGTAAATTTAAGTTGTGTTTTTTGTAGAAGGCTGAGCTTCCCCAAAATCTTACTTGCTTCAAAACTAACGTACTGTCCCATTATTAATAACTCAGAAAGCTTATGTATATGTTAGCGGGTCTTCGGCATAAGACTGGTGTCCTATGCGACCTAACCCCCCGTATCGTTTTCAAACTTTTCCGTTTTGCTATAGCGTTTTTCAACATACAGCCCTTTTCCCCCTATACCTCTATAACTACATAAAAAACATACTAATTAATGATTAAGGTTAGGACTAGGACACTTCTCTTAAGTCTCTTGGTATGAGTGGGTGGCAACCTCGTCCAACCTAGACTCTTCTAGCTCATAGGTATGGACACCCATTAATTCTCGTATGTAGACCCATTTGCGACTGTTTTTTGGCCCTCTACGCTTTTTCACAAGTCCCAAGTCCTTCAATATGGTTGCAACTTGCATCTGGTCATAGCGTGATTGTCTTTCTAAAGGTTTTTCAATTACCTCAGTTAATATTTTATTAGTGGTAAATTCTTGAAGTGCATTGACTGGTGAATTTACATAATCTGCGATCTTATTTTTCCAAGGATTATCTATTAAATATTTCTCATTTTTCTCATTAATTGTAAGTTCAGTTTCAACTGGAAGTTGCCAAGGAGTTTTATTTTTATACTCGCAAACAGCCTGTGACCAAAGCTGGTCAACTTCCATAGATAAGCCGTCACAATTAATTTGATTTTCAATAGTACAAGATGTTTCTATAACCCAGAATCTTCTTGATCCAGTTTCATCCAAAAGGAAACCATCGTGTCTGTTAGTTGAACCTACAATAATGCCTCTACGGGGAAAATCTTCTGTAACTTTGCCATAGGGAACTCTAAACATATCGGTTGATTGCGAGAGGAAAGCTTTAATTTCTCCAGACTGTTTTTTTGAATTGATATGATCCAATTCGGACATCTCCATTATCCAGGAACGGTGCATGATCATTAATGCGTCCTTTGTAGAAATATCTTTAAGTGCGTCAGAAAAGAATTTACCCCCCAAGACGGCCCAAAAAGAAGATTTCCTAGCCCCTTGTGGTCCCATAAGAACACAAGCATTATCGAATTTGCAACCTGGTTCGTAAACCCTTGCTACCGCTGCGATCATGGTGCATTTCAACATCTGATCGTAGATGGTCGGTTCGGGGAGGGCAGCGTCTTCAGGTCTTAAGTAAGTGCTTGCAAGTCTGTCGATTGAAATCGGGGAAGCATTTTTCTTGCAGTCTTCTAAATATTCTTTAACTGGGTCATAATCATTTTCCCTAGCGACTTGAACTACACAGTCATAAGCCAAGTCTTTAGCAATTTTATGTCCGTGGTCTGCAAGTCCTAAATAGAATCGTTCAGGAGAGGCTGCACCTTGGCATACGTTTTTATCAAATTCAATTTGTTGAGTAAAAATGTTATATCTAAAATTGCCTTCTTGTCTTAAGGCAAATAATAAATCATGTGCCTCAAGTCTTTCTAATCTTTCGCTACTGCGTTCTATTTGTGTTTCTTCATTATTGGGTTCTTGATTGTTACTGGCTTGCTCTTTTTTAGGGTTGCTAAATAAACTCCAACCTTTTGGCAAGACTGTTACATTTTTTCGTGGAACGTAACCATTCCTAATAGCCCAAAACCAAAAAGTACCTGCGGTAATATCTTTGCCGCCTGAGTTAGCAATTTGATCTATGCCACCCCAACTTGGGGAGTGTGTTTGCATAAGATTTATTGCGTAAAGGCTGTCTTTACCAGCATCTTCACAAGCTTTTATTAAACCCCAGAGTATATTTCTATACATGTGATATGTATTACTACCAGGCGTTCTTTGAGGAATACAATTCAATGCTTTTTCCACGACATCTATTGGTTCTTTTCTGTAGTCTTTGTATTCTGAGCTTCTCTTTATTTGCTCATGTACTTTGGCAGTTGGTAGACAACTTTCGATATCCTTAACGGAATAAAGTTTGTCAGTTTGGTTGATAATTGTAGTTAAACCACCTGCTGTTCCATCTTCATTCATGTGATAAGTTCCAGGTAATCTCATCACTCTGGAAGGATTTTTTAAGGCTCTATCTGCATCAGCGTGATCTAATAATCTTTCTTGTATAGGCTTCCAAGTCTTCGGGTCGATAGATTTTTTTAGTATCCAATAATTGTGTATTGACTTACCGCCTGTATCTATTTGAAGTGAAGGTACTGGAAGACCTATTTCCTTGTATATAAAAAGCTGATCTTCTTTTGGCCTGTCATCATGCTCATAGAAAAAAGCTTTGCAATGCGTGATTGAGGAATCGGTGTCACCACCATCATTAATGACGATATAAACACCACGCCCTTCTTCTTGGCATTGCGTAATCCATTTAAGATCTGCATTAGATTTTTTACCACGATCTCTATCTTTAAGGGGATGACCTTTTGGGTAGAAGGATCTAAGCCTGACTTGATCTTTGGTTTTGTTTAGAAGTTGGGTGAATATTCTCCATTGGTTACGATCTAGTTTTAATTCGCTCATTGAGATAAGAGATAGGGTTAGAGATTATTTGAATAGCGTCTTGAACGCTACGTGCAACACCTGTAATGCCACCAGCTTTTCTAACGCAGGAAAGCCAATTATGCTGCATTGGAGTCAGTTTGCCTTTGGCAGTTTTCACTTCGATACTTGTAAAGACTGCGAGTTTCTGACCAACCATGTCTGAAGTGACTTCAATAGTTTTAAAGCCAATTAGATCAGAAGAACCTTTAGCTAAACCAAATTGAACTGGTCTTCCTGTTCGCAAATCTGGAAGTTGTCCTACTTGATTGCGAAACATTCGGAGGTCGGGGAGTTGCCCCAAAGCAAGTCTTATCTCTTGTTGGAGTGTTGTTTCTTTGTTGCTCAAAGGGATAAGTTCTTTTCATCAGGTTAAAACAGAAGTGTTTGAGTTGCAGCAAGATGGCTTGAGTCATATCTGGTGTTATCGCCTTTCGGATAGGGTTCTATTTCATAAGCTAAGTTTCTAAGCATTTCTTTTTTATCTTTTTTTGTACCAATAAAATAAAAATATCTGTGTTTTCGTGGCCTATCTTTTAGATATAAATCGTCACCATAAATTACTTTAAGTTTGTCTATCTTGCCTTTTTCTACTCCTCTGCCAGCGTGATCCATTACAGATGCACTATGCAAGTGTTCCATACCTTTGATTTTGTAGTCGGTGCGTTTAGCAGATAAACCTGTGTAAATAAAATTGGTGGCTTGATAAATATATCCGTGGTGATTTTGGGAAGTATCAGCGTAACTAACTACTACTGCTGGTGATGGAAGCTGTTTGAGTGTGGCTGAAACAAAGAAACTTAGCGAGTTTTTTGGAAGATTATCGTTAACAACTAATCTATTTAGTTCTAAAAAATTATCTTGATAATGACCGTTAAAGGCATGTTTAATTAAGGTATGAGCAACAGGTCTGCCATAAGAACAGATACCAAGAAGTGAGTTGTTTTTATATAGACCAAAAGCATGAGAAATAGATGGGATTCTTTTTGCGTAGTGCTTATGTAAAAACCATTCCTTACATTCTTGATTCTTAATTTTTTGAACTTTATAGTTTTTTATCATCCCCAATTCCATTTTTCGTTTAAGCTGTTGTCAGCGGGTTTTATTGTTTTAACGCCTTTGTTTTTAAAGGCAAAATAAGCCCATCCTTTTTTGTAACCACGCCTTTCAGCAATAGCTAAGAAGTCCTGTAAGGTTTTTGCACTTCTATATTCAGCAGTTCTCTGAGTTTTTTCTTCAGCGTTAAGACGAACTTCTTCTCTTTTTAACTCAATTAATTCTGCTTCCTCATAATTTATTTTACGAAGTGCTTTTTCTTTAACGAAACCACATTGAGGACAAGCACGTTGAGGTCTATAGGTTGCAAAACAATTTTCACAGACAGTTACGGATGGAGCTTTTTCATTATCTCTTTTTGATTTTGCTTTGGCATCTAAAGACCAATGCCTTACGTCATCAACAAAACCATGCTCTCTCGTATTGTTTACATGATCAAGAACTATGGCGACTTTATCTTTTTGCGGTCTAAGAATACGTCCGACTTGCTGCATGTATAGCCCCTCAGATTTTGTCGGTCTGAGAAGAATTGCACAGCTAACTTGTGGTAAATCGAATCCCTCCGAGACAACATCGACTGACACAAGAACTTGGGTTGATCCATTTGAGAGGTCATTGATAACTTGATCTCTGTCATCAGTCTTCATCTCACCTGTAATTATGTCAGCCTTAATATTTGATTCGTTAAACTTTTCAGCGACAGCTTCAGCGTGTTCAATGTTGACGCAAAAAACAATAGTTGGCAGTGTTGAAGCGTATTTTCGCCAATGTGCAACGATGTCACCTTTGATTGTATATTCATTCATCCTTTCTGATAATTCATCTTTAGCAAAATCACCTGCTCTGGTTTTTAAGCCATCTAGTACTACAGGCTTAGGTGCTGCAAAAACTCGGTGAGGAGATAAGTAACCTTGTTCAACAAGTTCAGGAATAGTTGGGCCGAGAATTAAGTCATCAAAAAATTCTTTTAGGCCACGACCATCTAAACGACATGGTGTTGCTGTAACTCCTAAACGGATTGCGTCTGGATAATGGTTAAGAATTTTGCTCCAAGATCCTGCAACAGCATGATGAGCTTCATCAATAATGATTAGTGAGGGCTTGAATTTAGTGGTATCAAGTCTTCTGACTAATGTTTGGACTGAGGCTATCTGAATCGGGGAGTCTTTAGGTTTAAATTTTGCTGCAATTATTCCGTGGTCTACTTTAATGGCTGCGAGTTTTTCAGATGCTTGTTTTATTAATTCTCTACGGTGAACAAGAATAAGTACGTTGTTGTTTTTATCGACTGCACTTTGAGTTATTTGAGAAAAAACTACAGTCTTTCCTGCCCCAGTTGGCATGACAAGTAACGCAGCTTTCGTGCCATGTCCGAACGAGTTTCTGCAATTTTGAATCGCTTCAGTTTGATACTTTCTTTGTTCCATGTGGTTGCATCTCACAGTATCAGGGTATATGATGTGACAAGTTTACGCAACCCTAATGAACAACGAGGAGTACCACTCCAGTCCCGAAATTTCTAAGTCTGATCTTGATGCTGCTGCTAAAAGTGGTGTTCATTTTCTGCATAAGAAAGAAGGGCCAAAATCAAAGCCAACTCCAGCCATGAGGATTGGATCAGCTTTTCATGCGTTAATTCTTGAGCCTGATGTATTTGAAAATGAATTTATTTACAAGCCTGAGATTTTAAACGCAAGAAGTAAAGACGGTAAGGAATGGAAAGCAAGGCAAGAAGAAGCTGGGAAAACTGTTCTTAATGAAGATGACAAAGAACAGTTGCAAGCAATGAGCAAAGCTTTGCTTGATTGCGCTCCTGCTAAGAAATTGCTATCTGCTGCTGGCAAGCCAGAGCAAAGTTTCTTTTGGACAGATAAAGAGACTGGACTTGGTTGCAAGTGCCGACCTGACTACATGCTTGATGATGGATCAACGATTGTAGATTTAAAAACTACAACTGATGCTTCATATAGAGGCTTTTTAAGAAGTATTTCTAATTTCAGGTATCACGTACAGGCTGGTTGGTACATGAATGGTTTAGAGCAAGCAACTGGTACAAGACCAGAGCGTTTTATTTTTATTGCAGTAGAAAAGACTGCTCCTTATGGCATTGGTGTTTATGAAGCTGACTTGTATATGACCGTCAATGGTTATGACCAAGCCAGAATTGATTTACAAAAGATTGCTAAGTGGAAAGAAGAGGAAAGGTATCCAAACTACTGCACCGATATACAGCAAATCAGTTTGCCTTCATGGATGACTGGTGCTGCAAAAGGTAAAGACGCTGTAATCCCTGACATCACTTTGTTTTAAGAACCATGAACCCTTTTGAAACACAACTAATTGAAGTTCTTACTGATGTGTCTGGACATCTTTCCAACATAACTAAAGAGCTAAAACAAATTTCCATAAATACAGATGACATTCAGTTTTTAGACAGAGGTGATAGTAGTGATTGCACTTCAGACATTGCAAAAAACATTGCTGACATTGGGTTGGATTTGAACAGCAAGCTTCAAGATATTGTTTACTGCTTGGATGAAGACTTGGATGAAGGAAAATGACTTGGCACTCTTCTTCTTTAGATTCTTCGATTCACCTTTTTTGGGTTTGCGAAAAGCAATTTGCTAAGGGAAGGGACGTAAGGATCACAGCACCAACGCCTAAAGAGGCAAGAAAAATACTAGACAGGAAATTTCCTGAAGCAAACATTTTATTTAAAAGAACAATTCAATGAATTTATGCTACGAACCCTAATTAACCCAAAAACAGAAGAGTACCAAGCCTTTAAAAAATTAGTCTTATCAAAAGACTACGCATGGAGATGGTTTGAAGATGCAACTAAAGATGCAACTAATGGACTGCCAGTCCCAAATGGATTTACACAAATCGGAGTTTATTATCAAACCCTGCTTTACCGACCTGACTCAACTATTGACACAAACGGATATTCTTTGCCGCAGTCTCCGTACGTTGTTTCTGCGGCAAAAATAATCAGAGAAATTTTAGAAGAAAACAATGTAAAGCTAAATTGTATTCTTCGTATTTCTACAAACTGTGTTCATGCTCTTAAGGAAGTAGTTAAATCGCCTCCACATGTTGACCATCTTTTTGACCATAAAAACTTAATTATTTATCTAAATGATTCTTCTGGAGACACGTTTATAGGAAGTGAGCGAAGCACTTTTAAAGAAGATAAAGCAATCTTTTTTAGTGGAGAGCATTACCACGAAACTCCTGTCGAAGGAAGACGCATTGTTCTAGTTGCAACTTTTATTTAAAACAAAAATGACTGAATCAGCATTAACAAATACTCCTGAGTCTTCCGTTTACAAAAACGAAGGATCATTTGAGTTATATCAAAGAATGGCTAAATCATTAGCCCAAAGCAAATTAGTTCCTACTACATATCAAGGACAAGATGGATTACCAAATTGTCTAGTAGCCCTTGAGATGGCGAATCGCATGAACATTAGCCCTTTAGTGGTCATGCAGAATATGAATGTTATTCATGGAAAGCCAAGCTGGTCTGCTCAGTTTGTAATTGCAACGATTACAGGATGTGGCAGGTTTGAGGACTTTGATTACGAGGAGAAAGGTACAAAAGCTATCCGATGTAAAGCCATCAGGAAAAAAGATGGCAAGGAAGTTTTTGGTGCATGGGTGACAATGGAAATGGCACAAAAAGAAGGCTGGACACGTAACAGTAAATGGTCCACAATGCCTCAGTTGATGTTGCGTTATAGGGCAGCAACTTTCTTTGGGAGACAATATGTGGCAGATTTGCTCCTTGGGATACAAACTGAGGATGAAATAGTTGACATCCAACCTGTGAATGTAACTCAAACTAAGGTTTCGACAGAGGAAGTTAAAGGGCAGGAAGGAGAGCCTTCCGAGTTCCGAGATGGTAAATGGAGGCCACCTCTGACCGAAGAACAAAAACAAACTCAAAAGGAGGTTAAAGATGACTTCGAGTTCTAAATTCCTAACTGATACGCAGCTTGCCGAACGATGGCAAATGCACCGTAAAAGTTTAATTAGGTGGAGAGGCCAAGGCCAAGGGCCACCATTTATCAAAATCAACGGAAAAATTCTCTACAAAATGGCTGATGTAGAGGACTACGAACAAGCCAACACCCAAGCAACTGTTTCTTAACTTTTATCATGTTTAACATCAAACTCTCAGTATTTCCACAATCAGCAGAAGATCACAAGAGGATTCGCAAGGACAAGTACGATGCAACAAAGAAGTATCCCGAATTTGGTGGGATAGCCAATATTCCTGTTAGTGAGTTACCTGATTTAATCAAGTATTTAACTCATGCAACACCTGATTATGACGATTACTCAAAGCAGGAAGTTGTACCGCTAAGAGCTAGTGGATACATGAATGAGTCAAAAGCAGGCAAGAAGTATCTAGGCTTGCAACTTACTAGCGACTGGAAAAAGCAACAGGAAGTAAACGAAGGCAAATCTATTAGCGCAAACAAAGATGTTGCTAAGCCTGATGTTCCTGAGACAAGTAAGGAGAACTCAAATTGGTTCTAAATAATGGCTGCACAACTTTTCTTTGACACTACGACTGATGACACTTACATGTTCGTTGACGGTAAGTGGCAACCAGTAACTCCTATAGCAACAAAGAAATTTGTATTTGCTGGGACTTACAACGCAAAAACTTCGACAGTAGATTCTGCAACTGACGCTGGAGGAAAATTAGGTTTTTTCCCAGACAAAAATTTGCCTCCATGCTTTCCTATTAATCATGGATATTACGTTGTAGTAATGGAAGAAGGTAGGCCAAGCTATCCAGCACCATCGTATTTAGTGTCACCACCTGACTACTTGCTTTCGACTGCTGATGGATGGAAAAAAACGACTTTATTGTAATTATTACAATAAATAATACCAAGGGGTTGCATTAAGTTACCCCTTGCGTTATATTGTGCATAAGCGTAAAGCTTCTATCTTTTATTTTTAATACTTATCTTCTATGCGAAGACGTACTAGCGCAAAAAAGGCTCTTACTGCAAAAGCCAATCAAACAAAAATTGCGAACTCAAAAGTTTCTTTTGAGATTGAATCTATTGACAAGCAATTAGCTACAGATTATTTAGCTACTAACTTTGAAAACAATAGAAAAGTTAGATCTTCTTCTGTTTCTAAAATAGTTGAAGATATTAAAGACGGTAATTTCCATTTAAGTTGGGATTGCCTTGCTTTCAATGAAGAAGGCCAATTAGTTAATGGTCAACACAGGTTATCTGCTGTTATAGAAGCTGATATTCCTTGCTTGTTTTATGTTTTAAGAAACATAGATCATTCAACGGTCAAGCATTTTGATATTGGTAATAAGCGAAGCCAAGCTGATCGGATTTCAGTTCATGGGACACCAATGCACCCTAAAGCTTGTGCTGTTATCAAAGCTATGTTTGGTGAGTGGGATGCTAATTTCACAGGATCAGCCAAGTTTGGTAATGCTAAATTTGATGACTTAATTGCTTCTTACTACAGCAGACATTCTGAGTATTTTGAGCAACTTGAGGCTGACGGATATTTTAAAGCGAAATACATAGGAAACTATGTAGCAGCAGCTTTCAAAATCTTTTTAGAGATGAAAGTTGGTAAGGCAAGGTTTAATGAATACCCTCATGGGATGGAACCTTACGAAAGAAGTACTTACTGGTTGGATTTGTGTACTGATGGCAAATCTAAAGACACGATGATTGATTACAACACCGATCAAGCACCGTTTAAGTTAAAAGAAAAGCTAATTGCTAGAAAAGGCTTAGGCAAGACTATGTATGGGCAAGATGCTTTCAAACTTCATTGCACGGCTGCCTATTACTTTATGCAAGGCAGATGCCCAAACATAAGAGTTGACAATTTAAAAGGAGATCCATTTAGTGTCTTTAGAGGCATGTCAGCTTCAAATACATGATTGTTGAACTAAATCCTTCTGAAGTTTTAGTTTGTGAACTAATAGGAAGGATGAGATCTCACATTGCAAGAGCTTCTCAAGTAAAAGACCAAAAAATAGGTCAACAAGATGGGAGCGAAGCTGATGTCATGGGCATGAAAGCTGAATACGCTTTTGCAAAACAATTTAATGTTTTTCCTGACCTTGGCTTAACTCCTAGAAGTGGAAGTTGCGATGGGATTCTTAATGATCGTGCTTATGACGTTAAGTCTACGCATATAAAGAATGGTCATCTTTTGGCAACTAAAAAAGTCAATCCAGATGTCGAAATGTATGTTTTTTGCGTTGTCACGAAAAATGTAGTTGACATCAAGGGTTACATCTCAAAAGAAGATTTCATTAAACCTGAAAATTTAAAAACATTAGGACGTACTGAAGGTTATTGTTTAGAACAATCTCAACTCAAACCATTCCCTGAAACTCAGCTAAAATCAAACTAAAAAAAAATGATGCAACCTCTTATTATCAGCAGCGTTATCAGCGCAATCTCTGTTGTAGCTGCAAAAAAGTTTCTTAGAAGAGAACCTAAGATGCAAAAAGTTCTTGAAAGAAGGAGACTTGATCCGACCTAACAAGCTAATTCCTTAGAATTAGTTTATCTATTATCTTTATCTCATGGCTTTAACTTTCAATAGTAAAACGATTAAGAAGGTTATTAGTATTGATGAGCTTGAGAAACTAAGTAATCCAGAATTAGAGCTTGTAGAAAAAGAACTTGAAACGGCTATTAAAACCATGAATGAAAGCATGGCAGAAATAGCCCACGAAAAACATTCGCAAGGTCTACAACCTGACTCTGACTGGCTGATAAGAATCAAGAGAAAGCGACAAATTTGTGATACTTTCTTACAAAAAATACAAACAAATATAACGCTAAATAATAGCGAATTTGTTAAACAAAAGTATCAACAAAATCTAAACAAATTGTTACAGAAAGCTCTTGGTGTTACAGAGTTTGAAGCTTTAAAAACTGAAGCTCAAAACATTACATTTGAACAAGTAATCAACACTAAATCAACCTGCTAGTGTGTTAGAAAACTACTCTAGTCTTCACAATTTAAAAATGCCACAAGACTATGGCGTGAATCTTCTTTCTTATGGACTCGACTCTTGTTTCAAACCTTGGTACTCAGACGGAAAAGCTATCTACTGGGGAGAGCATTGTACTACTAGAAGCGAGGCTGAAGCAGCAGCTAAAGCCTTGGCAAGTAGAGAATGGGAAAGCCCAGTTCTCTAATTATCTTTATCAATTATTTGATAGGGACAATGCAGAGCTACCACTAAAAAGCACCTATACAGGTCTTTGGCAGCAGCTACAAAAACTTTGCGAAGTAGATCCAGAGTTACCAGAACTTATTCGATTAAATTTTATTCTTAAATACAATGGAGCTTTCAGCAATTGATGAGAACGAAGGAAAAGTAGTCTCAGCTTCTGGGCATCTTTTCCTAATAGAGAATGGAGTCAGAAGGTGGCTCTCCACTCCACCTGATAACTATATTGGTGTTGATGGCATCTCTCAGGTATCACGCAGGAAGAATGGTTCTCTATGAGGACACCTGTGAGTCTTGGCGAGTAAAAATCAAAACAAAACAAGAAAAACTTGACTTACCGTTATCTAGCAAGTCTCTTGAAGATGCAGTTTTAGAAGCTGAATATCTTTA